GATACCTCTAGGGTCTGATACGCCAAAAACGTATCTTTCTCTAGCTTTGTATCTAACGTTGCCAGTATCAAAGTCCCCTTCCATCTTAGTAGTAAGAGGAGCTCTGTTAAAGTGTTTCATCCCATTTGGAACATCTGTAGTAATGTACCAAGAGTCAGTATCAGTTAAGAAATTGTTCACTCTATAACCTTGAGGAACCATTCCCATAGATTTGACTGCATTGATATCATTATCTGCAGTACCAACTCTACCTTGAGATTTAAATAATCTCTCAGCAGTAAATTGGTTCGCCGGTGGCACAATCATCTTAGTACCCTTAGCTGCAATTTTTAAACCTCTTTCATCAGTCATAGCAGCGATATCTATCAGTGCTTGTTCTAATGAAGTTTCGTTTAAGTCAGCTTGAGTAGTTAAAGTATTTTGAAAAGTACCTGCAATCGTTGGATGCGCAGTACTAAACAATTGTTGACCGTCTCCTGAAGTGAACGAACTCAATGAAGGTAATCCGTTATTCAGAGGCGCAGCCCCTTTAACTTGTTTTGTTTGTGACATCGATCTTGCCAAAGCTTTTGTATATCTAGAAGCAAGTCTGTCATACAGGTTATCTTCAATAGCTTCCTCAGTGATAGCAAAAGCGAGAGCAATTGTCTCGTTAGTGTATCTTGCTGTGAAAGTTTCTTGCGCTTGATCAAAAGCAACCCCGGTTCCTTCCGGTTTTACCATTGCGTTAGCGAAACCTGACAACATAACTTCTTCTTCAAAAGCTCTGTCAGATGACTCAGTCGTATAAATCTCCGCCGACTGATTTTCGTATTGTTTGTACTCCAGGCCAAATAAAGCATTTAAACCTGGCTCTAGTTCTTTAACTAGTTGATTACGTGATATTGCCATAATTTAACTCCTTATATCCCTGCTATGTTGTTACCTAGAATGTGACTACAGATCATAACTCTCCAAACGCTTCCTGCTTCGTCGAGTGTCTGATTCTGTGTGTCTCTAGTTATGCCTAATAACTTCACCTGATTTGCAGCTGTCGTTACCGCGCCGATCGTGAAACCCGAAATGTAATTCGGTGCTCCAGAACCAGCTGAGTCTACGATTGGTGCAGTTCTTCCTGCATCAGCCTGCGTAAGTGTAGTTAATGCTGTTCTCATTTCAAACATTTGTTGTGGATCGTCATTGACGAGCACTGTGTGATCTGTTGCAGCATTATTAGGCGCCCAGTTGGACCATGTTGGCTTTTGAGTACTCGGATCAGTATAAAATGAACCGTTTAGTGAACCTAGTTGATTAACTACTCCAATACCTGCAGTTGCTACTGTTACGTAGCCTGTTGCAGCGAGCAATACCATATCATGATGGTCTATTGCTGTTGTTGATGCAGCTTTCTTCCATTCCCCTAAACCGGCGTTATTGTCATTCTGACCCACTTTTCTCAACGGTCTCAATCCGAAACCAGTTGAACTTTGGTTAGCCATATTGTTTCTCCAAATGTAGACTATTATTCATAGTCTACGGTTTATATAAATTTCGTTGGTTGAATGTTAAAAAATTAACGTTTTCTACCACCGAAGGTTGTACGAGACTGTCGATCTATATCGATCGGCATACTCTTATGCTCTTCCTGCCTCAATCGTTCGTCTACAGCGTCCATCTGCTCCTGCCCTAATTTGGCAAAATAATCAGATCTCTGCTTCGCGATCTCAGTAGGTACCCTTGTAAGCACAAGGCCTCCGTGCCCGATCACCCCTGCGTATTTACCGTCTGGTATTGCTGGATAGTCATCTCCGGGAAATTCGTCGGCTCTTACTAATTCATACCCGGACCTTAATCGTCCTTGTATGTTTTTCGTGTCGACAAACCCCATGATTTCTACCCTGACCCATCTGTGTCTGAATCCAGTTGGCGCGTTGGGCGTATCTAAGTACGATGGTGGAGTCCAAACTTTCTTACGTAAAGTTTTAGCTCTTGTCTGGCTCGCACGGGAAGTAGTTTTTGTTTCTTGTGTCATATGCTTATTCTCCCTCCGTGAGTTTTAGTTGTCTTGCATACTCTTCTAGTGGCACACGCAATTTTTTAGCAATTGCTACTTGTGATGGTGTGAGTCTCACACTTTTGCGATTAATCCTTGGACTACGCGTTGCAGAAGCAACGTTTTGTGTAGGTTTATTAATCGTCTTTTCTACAGTATTACCAAATTTCTGAGGGAATTCAAGTCTTATTCTTTTATCAATTTCTTCATAATAAGAATTTGACTTTGGATCGAACCCTTCTTCTTCAGTAAGCTTTCTATGTAGATCAAAAGCTGTGTAAGTCATGGCATTATCTTTGCCAAACCACTCATTTTTTTCCGCCCAGTCCTCTGCTTTTGGATCTGGTGGCGGCGTTTGTTGAGTAGGATACTGGGCTCCGGGTCCTTGTTTTCTTGTAGTCTCTCTAGCAGTCTCTTCCATTTTTTGTCTGCTTTTGATTTCTGCAAGTTTGCCCTGCTCATATCCTAATTGTGAGATGGCTGTTAACGCTTCCACTTCAGCTTTTTTATCGTCTGCTTCTCTAGAAGCACCTAATTTAGCTTGAGCCGCTGCTAAAGATGATGAGATTCTATTCTCCATTTCTTTGGCATAATCTCTATCTAAATTAGTGGCTGTCTGAGTTAACTCATCTCGTTGTCTCATTACACGTTTAGCATAAGTAACAGCTTCTTCTTTTTGTCGCTCTGCTTCACGCATTTTTCTGGTAAGTTTAGCAATACGTTTTTTAACGCCTTCACTATACTCTTCCATCTCTTTCTTTTGTTCTGTTGGTTGTTCTTTTACTTCTTCCTCTGTAGCTTGTTCTTTGTCGTCCTTGCTATCTCGAACATCCACTGGCTCATCCAATTTCTCAGGTGTGTCAGCGGGCTTATCACTGTCTTGAGTAGTTTTTTCATCTTTTACTTCTCCTCCTTCAGCTTTTTTATCTAAGTCAATGTCAGTTGCTTTTTCATCAGCATCCCCGACATCAATCAGTTCTTCTTTTCTTACTTCTTCTTTTACTTCTTCTGGCATAGTTCCTCCCTATGATTAAATTTCATGGAATATATCTTCAGGGTTTTCCACGGTTGCTAGAACTTCATCATCATTCAGAAGTCTAACTTCACCCCCATCTATTTTCATTCTGGATCCAGCATACCTAGCAAAAATAACCCAACTCCCTTTTTTACACCAAGGTCCTTTAGGATATCTTTCTTTATCTTTGTATGCATCCGGTCCTACTTTTAAAACAAGTCCACAAGTCGATGCTACTTGAGAACGTTCTATAACGTCATCCGTTATAAGAATACCACCTTTAGTTTTCTCTTTCATTTTAAAAGGTAAAACTAAAAGTCTCCAACCAGTTGGTTCGGGCAATTTAGCGTGCTCAGATGTTAAATCTTTTTCAGGCTTTTTAGGTTCTTGATCGTATTTTTCTTGAAGAGCGTCCCTATGTTTTGGGACTTCCTTTTGGTTTGATACTGATAACTGTTCCGTCACTGTCTTTTTGCTCCTTTTTTTCAAGCAGGCTGGATATTTCCTGACTCATATACTGATACGTTCGTATCTGTCCTAACATATATTGATATTTCTCCATATTGTCAACACCCCCTGACACCATGGCTGCTACCACATCATCATGTCTCATTTTAATGATTCTTTTCAGTTTATCTATTAACATTAAGTCTTCCATTATTTCTTCCTCCTTTTTTTAGTTTTCTTCTTCTTTCCTACTGGCTTACTTCCATAAGCTTTTGTCCATTCACGCGCTATCTTGGGCTCATTCTTCCATAAATAACGTCTTTGTTTTTCTGATTTAAACGGCATCTTTTTCCTCCTGTGGAATATTATAATCTTTCAAAACAGATAATTTCTCTTCAGCGGATGCAATTTTATGTAATTGACAGTCTAATTCTTTTTGATGATTAAGATGTTCACTAACCCCAACTGAATTTTCTAATAGTAATTTAATAGTAGCATCGGCTGCTGCTATTTCTGCCTCATACTGTTTTTCTAATGCGTCTATCAAGACTCTTCTCATTAGGCTGATTTTCTTTCTCTTGC